CAAAAACGTAATATTTAACTGTTTAATTATTAAACAATAAACCAAACACAAAATGGCAATTTTAAACGCAACAGACGTAATTCTTAAAGTAACTACAGCATCAGGATTAGAAGCGGTAGCTCACTCTACATCAGCTTCTCTTTCTATGAATATGGATTTAAGAGATTCAACAACTAAATCATCAGGAGGATGGCAAGATAACTTAGGTGGCTTACGTTCTTACGAATTAAGTGGAGATGCTTTTGTTGATATTTCAGGTACAGGAGCTGATATACTTGAGTTATGGACAGCTTGGAATGCAAGAACAGCCGTAGCTATAGAATTTAGTGCTACAGGTATGGTATATACAGGTAACGCCCTTATAACTTCTCTTTCAATAGATGCAGGTGTAGAAGAAAATGCTACGTTCTCTGTTTCTTTAACAGGTACAGGAGAGTTGTTCCAAAACGCATAGTATTAACTTTTAAATCCATTAATTATGGCAATTATAAACGCATCGGATTTATTGGTTTACAAAAAGTCGCCTGCTGACGTACAAGAACAAACCTTGATTACTGTTAGTGCAAATGCTGTAACTACATCGGGTTCAGTAAATCTCTTAGGTGTTAGAAATTCTAGTGGAGGCTTATTAGGTGGTACTGGTATTTATATAATCACTCTTAGTGATACTGCAACTGAGTTTACTACTGTTAGTTCTATTAGGAACGCTTTAATTTTATTTGGCTACACAGCAACTGCCGTTGAATTTGGAGGTGGGGAAGCTTGGTTTACCGCTACAAACATAGCGTCAGGAGATATAGACCCATCATTGTCATACGAGGCTGTAACTGCTGTTCTCGATAACTCAAAGATTGAATTTGTAGTAACTACATCGGGTGAAACACTAGATACTTACGAACCAATCGCACATAGTACATCTGCTTCTGTTTCATTCAATATGGATTTGAGAGATACCACTACAAAAGATAGTGGAGGATTTCAAGACAATGAGGGTGGTCTTAGGTCTTTTGAATTATCTACGGATGCTTTGCAAGATGTTAATGCTGATTTAGACTTTAAAGAGTTCTTTGATGATATTAACTCTCGTAGCGAAGTTATAGTAAGATTTGCAGAAAGAGGTTCAGGTCAAAAATGGGAAGGTGTAGGAATTGTTACAAGTACTTCTATGGATGCAGGAGTCGAAGAGAACACAACCTATTCTGTTTCAATAACAGGTACAGGAGTAGCAACTCAAGATGTGTATTAACAACAACAACAATTAAAATAAATTATGAAAAAGGTAGAGTTAGGTGGTCAGAATCGACCAATCAGATTTAGTTATTTATGCTTAAAAGCAATTTGCAACAAGTTGGGATTAAAGCTAAACGAGTTAAATCAGTTAGGTTCTGAGATAGACCACATTGGAGTTATTGCTTATTACGGTTTAAAATACGGAGCTAAGAAAGATGGTCAAAAGTTTGCTTATAAAATAGCTGACATCGAAGAGTGGTTGGATAACGAAGACTTCTCTAAGATTAATGAAATCTTCGAAGCGTTTCAACTAGATCAACCTCAAGACGAGGGAAAGTAGTTGAGGGAGAGGAGATAGATTCTGAGGAGGGAGATATTGACTGGGATAAGCTAGAAGAGATTGGTTTAGGGTTGTTGGAGTTGAGTTATAATGAATTATATAGTTCAACTCCACGCTCCTTTAATAATCGCTTAAACGGCTTTAAAAAGCATCAAGAACAGATGTCACAAAATCAATGGGAGCAAACTAGAATTATATTAATGGGATGTTTGCAACCTCACTCTAAAAAGAATCTTAAACCTAAAGATGTGTTACCTCTTCCTTGGGATGAAAAGTATAAGCCTAAAAAAGAAATAGCTACAAAAGAACACATACAAAAAGTACTAGAGAAGTACGAAAAAATTAAGTTCAATAAAATATAAGAAATGAGCGCATCTGTAAAGACCATCTCGATAATTGTCGCAGCTAACATTAAAGGGTTAGAAAAAGGAATGGGTAAAGCCAATAAAAGTATGGCTAAATTCGCTTCTAATGCGGCTCGTACAGGTTCTTTACTTTCTTTTGCTGTTACTGCACCTTTAGTAGCACTTGGTAAATCCGCTATGGACACATTCGTTCAGTTTGAAAACGGAATGGCTAAAGTAGGAACGGTTACAAACGCTACTACTGATGAACTTAAAATGCTTACATCAGAAGCAAAAAGATTAGGTTCTACAACGCAATTTACAGCATCTCAAGTCGCTGAATTACAACTTACTTTAGGTCGTAAAGGTTTTAATCCTGAAGCTATCAAAAATATGGAGCAATCCGTATTAGATTTATCTTTGGCTACAGGTGAAGATTTAAATCTAGCTGCTCAAACAGTAGGGTCATCATTAAGGGCTTTTGGTCGAGATGCTACCGATGCTAAAGATGTTGCAAATACTCTTGCCCTTGCAACCAGTAGAGCTGATTTAAAGTTAAGTACATTTAGTACAGCATTTGCTAACGCAGGGGCTTCTGCAAGTGCAGTAGGAGTAGATTTAGAGGAATTAGCCGCTATGATGGGTGTTCTTATGAATAGCGGTATTAAAGCTTCTAAAGCAGGTACAGGTCTTAACTCTTTATTTATTACCCTAAAAGAAAAAGGTATTAGTTTATCTGACACTTTAGATATGTTATCTGAAGGTCAAATGGGCTTAGATAGGGCAACAGCTATAGTAGGTAAAAACTTTAGTAAACAACTACTAATACTATCTAAGAATAGAGATGAAACAAAAGAACTCACAAAGGAGTATAAAAATAATACTACTGGGTTAGACGATATGGCTAAGAAAATGGGTCAAACCACTCAAGCCAAAATTAAGAGGATGTCATCAGCTATTGAGGGGCTTCAATTAGAGTTTGGTGCTTTGATTGCAGATGCTCTTACTCCTTTGATAAATAAAATAACAGAGTTAGCTTCTAATTTTACAAATTTAGATGATGAAACTAAAAAAACTATATTAACTATAGCTGGTATTGCAGTAGCAATAGGACCTGTCTTAATATTAATAGCAGGAGCAGTTTCAACTTTTGGTATGTTAGGAACAGCTATAGGGGCTTTAGTAAGTCCTATAGGTTTAGCTGTAGCAGCTTTAGTTGTGCTACCTATTGCTTTTAAATACATAATAGATAATTGGGAAGCATTTACTGAAAGATTAGGTGATTGGAGTTGGTGGCAAAACGCTATTATAAAAGTTCTTCAATGGGTATTAAAATACAATCCTTTTAGTGTAATATTAGAAGGGGCGCAAGGCTTATACGATTTTTTAGGTATAAAAGCAGAAGTATATAACCCATTTGATGAGTTAGCAGAGAGTCTTGAAGGTTTAAAGGTAGAAACAAAAGAGTATAAACACGAGTTTGGTGACGTGATGGATTCCATTAAAGATGGAATGAAAAACCTTGACATAGAATTACCTAGTATATTTGGAAATGCAGGTGGTGGTAATAATCAAAAAAAGAAAAAAAAGAAAGAGGGTGGCGGTGCAGAAAAAGAATACACACCTTTTGGTTTTGGTCCAGAGTTCGAAGAATATTTAGAACAACTGAGATTAGCTGACGCAGCTACTCAACGATGGGTTAACGCATCGAATGAGTTTGGACTTAGTATAGCCACAAGTTTTTCTGACTCATTTGCAAATGTACTTGTAAGTGGTGGTAATTTATTGCAAGGTTTAGGTCAGATTTTTGTAGATTTAGGTAAGCAAATTGCTTCTATGATAATAAAAGCTGCTGTACTAGCTGCCCTATTAAGCGTTACAGGTTTAGGTAGTAAAGCAATGGCTTCGGGAGGCATATTTAAAACGGGTTCAGGATTTAGTGATATATTAAAAGGAATGATGGGTGGAGCTTTTGCTGAGGGTGGAAGACCACCTGTAGGCAAGATGAGCCTAGTAGGAGAGCGAGGCCCTGAATTATTTGTTCCAGGTTCTAGCGGTACAATTATACCTAATCACGCAATGGGCGGTGGCGGAGGAGCAGTCATCCCCGATGTAAGAATAACAGGAGATGATTTATTAATAGTATTCGATAGAGCGCAACGAAGAAAAGCAAGAAGATAAATTATGGCATTTGGAAAGATTAGGAATACGATAATACTAGGTGAAGCAGGTAATACTTGGTATGTCGAACTTTGGAAAGATGGCTATACAGGAAACTCTACAGAAGCCAATTTATATGGTGAGGGCTTTGAGGTCAAGTGGAGTGGTCAAGGTGATACAAGAGAAAAAAGATTTCTTGAATCGGAGTGTGTTATAAAGATTAATGTTCAAAATGATTTAGATGAAGCTTTATTATATAACATATTTGATAGTGGCGATAGAAAGTATTTTGTAAGAATATATAAAAACGGAGAAACCTCTAGTGACGTTTGGTGGTGGGGTTGGGTGAACCCATCTTTTTCTGTAGTTCAAAATATGCCATACCCTTATGATGGCACAATAAAAGCTACTGATTCTATCGGTACATTTTCTAAGCAAGTAGAATCTGATATGACTCCTGCAGAGCTTAACGGATCGTCAAATATAACAAATCACATAAAAGATTTTGGAGATGCTTCGAAGCTTTATAATTACCAACCTATTTCGGGTGTAACCAATGTTAGTCCAGCTCCTGATAGTATTAGTTGGTTTAGTACTTCTGTTAATTGGTGGCGAAGTGGCGACCCATATCAATCGGCTGACCCTTTTTGGTTGTACAGAACAAGTAAAGCTCCTTTTAGAAAAAAGGTAGACGAATTCCCTAAAAAATACAAAAAATACGATGTATTAGAGGGTTCTTTAAAAGTTTTTAATTCTATCGGGTTTATGTCCGATGGTAAATACAGGTTTATTCAACCAAACATATACCAAAACAATACATCGGGAGATTTAAGGTTTTACGATTATGCTTTAGGTAATTACGAAGACACTACACCTACTACTACAAATCATTTAGTAATTTTAGATGGAACTATAAATGCAAATAGAGGTGCGGTTATGGGGGGTTCTAGTATTACATACGAGCCTCCTTTTAAAAACGTAATAGCTAATTTTAATAGTGGTGCGCCTAATATAGAAATACCGACAGACCCTAATACAGACTTCTCTATATATCAAAATATTGGTAGTATGCAAGAAGACCCAAGTAATCCTAATGGTGGTTTGACTGTAAATTTAAATTTATGGAATAGAGAAGATTTGAGTGCATCAGTTGTAGATGCAACTTTAAATGTAAATGGTTATGCTTTAGCAAATCATAGAGTTAAAACTCAATTTGTTTGGCAAATAAAAATAGAAGACGGAACAAATAGTTACTACCTTTCAAGACCTGGGACTACAGGTGATGCTACTTGGGTAGCTGCCGAACCTGCTTCGAACATACTACCTGTTGGGTATCAAACTACGTATACTAATTCAAATGCCTTAGACTCTTCTCCTTGCGATGTAAATCTTCAAGGTGGTATTTCGAACCAATATTATAGAGTTACAAGTGCTAAATTAATTACTTTTAATGCTCCCTTACCACCGATAACAGGTGCTGTATCTATTAAATTAACAGCAACTAACACTTATTGGCAATGGAGGCAAACCAACAACGATACACTTGATTTAACTTTACCAATAAGCCAACCTACTTTTCAACGAACGTATTATTTTGAGGCATCTGATATAACCGACTTTGATAGTATAGCTTTAAATGATCAACAAACAGGTATTAATTACTTAGCAAACAATATCGATAATACAGCACAAGAAGCATTTGATTTTGGCGATATACTTATAGGTAATACAGGAATTAATGAATCACAAAACAGTCAAAACTCAACTAACGTACAATACATCGATAGTAGTGGTAACATCGAATCAGCTATACAAGGATTTCGGAAAGGTGGTACAGGTGATTTTTATAACATAACTCAATTATTATGTAGGGATTTTTTATCTTTTCAAATTAAACCTTTAGAGATACTTCAAGCTGATATATTTAGTCCTGATATTTCACCAATCAAACTATTAAGGTACAGCATAAATGATGACCTTAACGATAAATACTACACATTTATGGGTGGTACTTTTAAGGCTCAAAGTGATACTATGAGTGGTGAGTGGTACAAAGTAACGGAGGATAATAATTTTACAGACCAAGAAGAAGATGGTATTCCGTCTTGGAAGTCGTTAAGCGAAGTGAATCAGGGTAGTATAGATAGTCTAGGCTTAATAGGCGTGAATATCTCAACAGCTAACGCTATTGGAACAGCTACAGCAGAAATACCAACAAATCAAATTATAAATAAATTCAACTTTAGCGGTACAAGTTCTTGTAAAGTTTATGATAATCAAAAATTAATAATTAGGTCTTTATATGACAGTTATTATATGATTGTCACAGTTGATGGCGACCAAGCAGCGGGTGTTAGTAGTATAGATATAGATGACATTACTACAACAAACGCATTCCCAATAGGCTCTGTTTTATCCATACTAACAAATGATTTAACCAACGTAATTACAGGTGGTGGAACTCCAGGAGGCTCAAATAAAGAGGTTCAATTTAACGACAGCGGAGCGTTTGGAGCTGAGGCAGGTTTCGAGTACGACAAAACAACTGACTTCTTAAGTGCAGACAATATAGAGGGTAGGCATTACGGAGAAAATACAGGATTTAGAACTCAAACAGTAGGTTCAGCGTTTAAATATATGCTTGCGCCTAGTGACTTTAGCGTTTCTGCTCACCTATCAACAAAAATTTACACACGAAACAACGGAGGAAGCGTACAGCCAAGCTCAAACGCTGGTAGAGATAATAGCATTTTTGCAATGGTATTCTTACCCATTGGTTATAGGATTACAGGCTTTAGAGTTACAACAAGTGCATCGCTTTCTGTTTCTTTGACCAAGGGCGATATAAGTAACACAACGATCACAAATATATTTACAGGTACAAGTAATGCAGGAAACAGTTTAACAACTGCCGAAACAATAGCAGTTAATAAATACTATCTTTTAAAGGTTGAAGCTTCTGCAACAACAGACGCAATTTACGGAGGAGAGATTTCACTAGAAAAAATTTAAAGGTGTGGGAGGACTTGGTTTTTGCTACCTTTTTCTTCCTAGTTCTCTCACAACCTTTTACAACTTTAAACAATTAATTAACAACAACAACTAAACACTTAAATTATGGGATTCATTCCAACTAACAAAGTAACACAACAAGCAATTCACGCAGTAGTAGTTGACCCTGCTGTATTAGAAGTATTAGTAACGCCTGGAGCTGTTCTATACATTGGTACAGGTGGAGATGTAAAAGTAACAACTATATCAGGCGATGATGTTACCTTTAAAAATCTAGCAAGCGGTTCTGTATTAGCAGTTCAAGTTAAAAAAGTATTTAATACAGGTACAGATGCAGCGGACATATTAGCCTTATATTAATCTAATTTAAACCTTTAAATTATGATAATATCATTCACAAATGTAATAGGAGCGATCCGAAACGCAGGTAAGTCAATTATTACTAGCGGTTTGAAGATGTGGCTTGGGTTTAAAACGAGCGAAACATTAGGTAGGGAGTTAGTGGTTAATGGTGATTTTAGTGATGGGGAGGCAGCTTGGACTTTTGGCGGTGGGTGGAGTGTTAACGCTCAAAATCAAGCCACGACACAAGGTGTGTCTAAAACACCAATCT